AGATTTATATGATTATAATTTGTTTCATTTAAAACAAAAAAATTTTCATAAAGAGGTACATAATTTTGCACATTTTTTAAGTTTAAGTTATCTGAGTTTTCTAAAGTTTTTAGAAAATCTGATTTATTTTTAACATATTCAACAGTGAATTCTGCCATTAGGTTTTATTCATATTTATTAATATTTTTTTAAACTTAAAATTCGCGTAATATAAATTAGATATTTTTATTATTTTAATTTATTATGACTCTTGAATTGAAAAAATTTGATATGCGACAGATTTCGTTTAAGCCTGATGAGAATAAAGGACCAGTAATTGTTTTAATTGGTAGACGTGATACAGGTAAATCTTATTTAGTGAGAGATTTATTATATTATCATCAAGATATTCCAATAGGAACTGTTATATCTGGTACTGAAGCAGGTAATGGGTTCTATTCTAGTCATGTTCCGAAATTATTTATTCACGATGAATACAATACGGCTATTATTGAAAATATTCTCAAAAGACAAAAAACTGTTTTAAAACAAGTAAAAAAAGAAATAGCAGCTTATAAAAAAACAAATATAGATCCTAGAGCATTCGTTATTTTAGATGATTGTTTATATGATCAAGGTTGGACAAAAGATAAAATGATGCGTTTACTTTTTATGAATGGACGTCACTGGAAAATTATGCTTATTATTACAATGCAATATCCCTTAGGTATCCCACCTAATCTAAGAACTAATATTGATTATGTTTTTATATTGAGAGAACCTTACATAGCTAATAGAAAGAGAATTTATGAAAATTATGCCGGTATGTTTCCTACATTTGAGTCGTTTTGTCAAGTAATGGATCAATGTACAGAAAATTATGAATGTTTAGTTATTAATAACAATAGTAAATCTAACAAACTTCAGGATCAAATTTTCTGGTATAAAGCTGAACCACATGGTAACTTTAGATTAGGTTCAAAAGAATTTTGGGAAATTTCAAAAGAAATTAATTCTGATGACGACGAGGATGTTTATGATCCTGGCTCTCAAAAGACTCGTAGAGGCCCAAAGATTAACGTTAAAAAATCTAGATGGTAAATTGACTATTATAATTACTATTATAAATTATAATAATCTATATTATTCACGTTTATGTGATTGATGAATTGGATTTTTGTCATGATTATATACTGTAACATTATTTAATTTACATAATATAGACCATATACTTTGGTCATGGCGATGGTCTCTGTATCCAGGTATTTGTGTTTCTCTTATTAAATCACAAAATCTATAATCTCCTATAAAATATTCAGGATGGGTTTGTGTTAATGAAAACCACTTTTCAACTATTTCCATTGACTTAGAACATTTTACAAATACTGAAATTCCTGCTTGATATTGTTGTGTTTTAGTTATATCATCATTATTCTCAACATTAAAATGTTTAAATACTTGGATTAGATTATACATATATTCTAATCTATCTTTTTGAGGTCCTGTAGTAATAAAAGTAATAATACCTGTTGGACATTTTTCTTTATCTTGAACAGTTTTTAATAAATATTTGAATTTATTAATCCTATCTGATGTATTAATTATTGTCATACCAGAATCACAATAGAATAGTACATCTCCCTCACCTAATGATTTTAATGTTTTATAAATAATATATGGTTTCCACATATACCAAAAATATCCCCTTCCAGTAGTTTTATATTTGCTAAGTATTTTGTTGGCAACTACTTTAAAGAGTTCTTCTTGACATATATCTTCTGTTTCAATAATAATATTATCAAAAATATTCAGATCATTAGCTTCTTTTGCTATTCTAACTCTTGATTTTTTGAATCCCTCATTACCAAATGACAAGAAATGTTTTTTCATTTTATAGTATTTAAATACTATTATTTAAATACTATTATATGGAAAACGAATTAATTAGCGTAATTATACCAACATATAATAGATTTACTTTTCTACTAAATGCTATTCAGTCAGTAATTAAACAAACCTATAAAAACATAGAAATAATTATTGTTAATGATTGTTCAACACAAGAAGAATACTACAAGTATGATTTTAATAAAGAGTTCGGAGACAAAGTGTTTATTGTAAATTTACCAAGAAATTCACGTTCTTATTTAGGTAGAGTTGCTGGCGGTGGTAATTCTAGAAATATCGGAATTATGTTAGCAAAAGGAGAATATATTGCATTCTTAGATGATGATGATTATTTTCTTCCTACCAAAATAGCTAAACAAGTAGATGCAATGAAAAAAACAAATTGTTTCATGTCTTGTACAGAAGGATACAGAGGTATGGGTGTGTATGATGAGAATAAATCCTATCAAAATTGGCATTATAAAGGATATTACTGGAATGCACTACAAAATAAATTTAAACACAATAAAGAGTTACTAGATAATATGTATAAAAATGATATTAATATATGGAATAAAGATTGTATTTATACGCATAATTGTATTTTAGCATCATCATCCATGATTCATAAGAAGTTGACAAATAAAGCAGGTTATTTTCCCTTATCACATTATGGTGAGGACTATTTATATTGGAAAAAATTAATTAATTACAGTAATTGTGTATTTATTCGTGAACCTTTAATATATTTAGATTGTAATCATGGTAATGGAAGAGAATATTAAATTTTATTTATACACTTAGAAATCTAAAAGTAAATTTGTACAATTATGTAAATATTTAAATATATTTAATATATTTATATATTAAATGCCAAGTATTAATTTAGAGTTTTTAAAAAAAATACAATCTGATTATAAAAACTATACAAATTTTATAGAAACGGGAACATATAGAGGAGATACCATATTACATATGGAACAATATTTTTCAAATTTATATACCATAGAAATAAAAAAAGAATTTTATGAAAAAGTAAAAAATAATTATAAAGGTACTAAGATAAACTTCTACCTTGGAGATAGTGGAGTTGTTCTAACAAAAATATTACCAAATATTAATGATAAATCAATTATATTTTTAGATGGTCATTGGAGTGGAGGTAATACAGGAAAAGGAAAAAATGATTGCCCTTTGTACGAAGAATTAAATTCTATAATATCTAATCATAAAGATGAAGCAATTGTTATTGTAGATGATGTAAGATTGTTTGGTAAAGGACCTAATAAAGGTAATGAAAAATGTAATTGGGAAGAAATAAATATTAATAATATTTTAAAAATAGTTAAAGACCGAATGACAAATCATTATTTCTTACCATCAGACCTTTATAAAGAAGATAGAATGGTGATCCATATTTCAAAATAAGTGGGTTCAATTATCCTAAGTTGTAATTAATTTTATACCATTAAATTTTGATGCTAATTCAGAAAATCCAGATTTTGATGCAGAATAAATAAATTCTGAATTTGATAGTATATAAAACTCAGTTACAGTATCTAATATTTGTCTACTAGTTGTATTTGATAGTGATGTATGTCCTATTTCTGCATTAGTTATGATAATATTTTTATATTTTTTTTTAATTCTATTTTTTTTCTCATTATTATCGCAAAAAAAAAGTATTGTCTTATCTGTATTAGTTTCTATAAAATTATATATTTTATCTTCTGAAAAACTTCTAGTATCCCAATGACACTTGACAAATTTTTTATCTGTTTCTAAAAATTTGTCACCCATTCTTAAATGAATAGATACATAATTATCAAGTTTAGAAGTAATAATATGTTTTACGTTTAATTTAATATCATCCGTAAAATAAAATACTTCTTTTAGTAAGATATCACCTCTGTATTTATCATTACCATAATAATTTTGAGGAGTTTTTATGACATAATTATTTAACATGGAAATTTCATCTGTATTAATATTGAAAAAATTGTATCTAAATTTTATATATTTTTCAATTTCAATATTGTTTATTTTGTGATAGAGTCTTTTTTTGTATTTTATACAATCCATTAGTATTATCATAAAAAATTTAACATAATCACCAATCCCACCATCACCTAACTTGAAGTCATACACTATAGAATCTTTATAATTATAGTAATTATTAATATAATTATTCATATATTATTATATATATATAATATATAATTATATAATATGAAATCTATTGCTTTTTGTTTTCTTATATATGATAAAATAGAACACGAAGAATTATGGTATAATTTTTTTAAAAATATTGATAAAAATAAATACAGTATTTACATTCATTCGAAAAAAAATACAACGTTAAAATACTTTAATGAATATATTGTTGATAATTTAATAGATACTAGATATTGTACTCCATCTATCATAAATGCTCATAATATATTATTTAAAAAAGCATGTAATGATAATAATTATAAAATTATCAGTTTATCAGGAGCATGTATACCAGTAAAATCATTTGATCACATATATGATTTTTGCACAAAAAATGACAAATGTATATTTAATGTATGTCCACGAGGAGATATTCTACCTGGTTGGAGAGGAGTTTCATCATTAAAACAGTTTTATAAACAAGAACATATTCAAAAAGCTGCAAATTGGTTTATATTAAATAATAGTGTAGCGAAAATATTAACTAATGAAGAATCAACTGAAATACAAAAAAAATATAGAGGTTGTGGTTGTCCTGAAGAACACTATTTTTTAACCACTATATACGATAAAGGACTAGAAAGTAATGTAACGGAAATACCTAATATACAAGATGGTGGAGTAACTATGACTAATTGGAATGAACCTACTTACAAATATGGAGGAGGTTATGCAACAAATTATAAAGGTAGATGGCCAAAATATTACGAAACTATAGAAAAAGAAGAAATTGATTATTTATTTACTAGACCTTGTTTATTTGCTAGAAAGTTCAAAGAAGACTGTTTAGTTTTACCAGATAATATTTTATTGTGTAATTATGTTACTAATAAATTAATAACTATATCCAAATAAATTACTACTCTCTGAAAAACAATTGGTTAAATAGAAATTATCATCCTTGGATTTATTCAATATATTATATCTATAATCAACAACAAAAGAAGACCATGTACTTCGTAGATGTTTATGTTCCGGTTTTGCATGAATTCCACCAGTATATAAAAATTTATCTGACATACAACAAATATATTGTTCAATAAATGATTCTAGTTCATTGTAACTAATATCACAATTTAACATTTTATAATTTGCTAATTCCGATTTATTGATAAGATGTTGTTTATTTGAAGCAATAAATACATTTTTCTCAGAGATATTATATGTTTTACACAAGTGAACGATATAATTGTTTATATCAGATTCATTGTATAATTTATTAACATCTTTTATATTTTTATTATTGCCATCATGATATCTCATGTGAAGAGAAATAAATTTTTCGTTTTTGAAATTTTCTAATATCCATTTATCACCGATAGTTTTTATAAAACTTGAATAATCAAAATTACTACAGATATCCTTATATTCAGCAAGTAAAGATTTATTTACTGAACATAGATCACAACCATTCCAACCACATTCAGAAATAAAAACATTATTATATAAATGTGATATAGTTAATGTAGAATCATCATAGTTTGATAAATTCATTATATCAGTTTTATTTCTAAATCTTGTATGAGATAATTTTTTTTTACTACATTTAAGATCTAACATTTTTTCAATTCTAAGAGATTTATCAATATCAACAGATCTTGTACAGTATATAGTTTGATTATCATCATTTAATAATTCATATTGATCTAACAATTCATTATTTTGATTTTTATAGTTAAAGATATCAGTAAATTTCCAATGTTTAATATTTTCTGTAGATCCTCTCATGCTTTTATTTATAGTATAGTGTTGAATGATAGGTGGGAATATAAATTTTCTATTTAAAATATTTGCAATTAATAATCCTTCTTTAATTCCTACTATTTGATTACCTGGTCCACCATCACAAGTTAATATAGTAATATTAGAGTTTATTTCTGTAATATTTTTTTTACCGCTGACTACAAATGATTCTGTAGGCCATGTAAGTACATTTGCTCTATTTTTAGATTTACAATAATCAGTACACCAACCATATAAACGTCCTCTCCATTTTCTACTAGGATGTGATGATTTATGCCATGTGAAATAATCAATATTTGTAAAATTTTTTAGAATGTTTTTTACATCATTAATTGTTGTATAATTACCCAAATAATTTTTTTCTATTGAATCAATATTACTATGTACCATATTTTTATTATCATATATTTCCCAGTTGCCACTAATAGATTCATTATCAGTATTTAATAATTCAATATTAGTATTTAATGGTTTATTATTATTAATTTTTAATTCAAAATTATGATATCCATTTTGTACTTTTTTTATATTCCAACCAGACTCATCAAATAAAAAAGCTTGTATAACATATCTTTTACCTTTTGTTACAGGGAGTACTTCGTGTAATAATCTGCTATCAAAAATAACAGCAGATCCTTTATCTATTTTATAGCTTAAATTGTTATTAGGAAATATTAATTCTCCTCCTTCATAATCTGTAGGTTCAGATAAACCTATAATAATACTCATTCTTCTATGACATGAATAATTAGTCCAGTCAGTATGTGCATCTCTAAAAGCTTTTTTTTCAGCGTCTCCGTCATAATATAATAATCGCCATCTTTCACGTAAATTACACTTACAATCAGAATCTAAAATAAGTTTATCAATAAAAGAGCACTCATTGAATGAAAGAGTATAATCCTTTCTAATTTTATGTTTTTCTTGTACAACTTGTTTACCATTCACACCTTGTGTTGCTGAATAAAAATTTCTTGTTTTAATTATATTATCAAAAAATTTAAAATATTTGTCATCTAAAAAGTTATGTAAAATCTTAATACTAAATGGTTCTATCCAATCATCAGTATTCATTATAATTAATAATATTAATTTAAATTACTAATTATACCGAACAATAATGTAACAATAATACATTATAATAATCTGCTTCAAGTTCTTCTCTAAAATGTATGTGATCTGTACCTTGGAATAACATTAATCCACCTGCATCACAGTCTACTGCTTCACATTCTTCTAATGGTGGTTTTTCATCATAACGACCTTTATGTTTAACTTCTTGTTGTGGTTTATGTAGATAAATATTCCAGTTAAAATTGTCAGGTTTGTCTACAACAAATGATACAGTATACTCACAGTCAGGTCTATCTGTATGAGGAGGAAGATCTGCTCCCTTAACATATGCTGATAAATATGTGTATGTAGGGTTGAGTGATTTTCCAGTAATTCTCTCAATTAAAGGTAAACATTCATAATGTAAAAATCTAGACATAGGTTCATTATGAGCTTTATATCTATTTGATTGTCTATCTCCTATTGTCCACACATTTTTGTTAATTGTTTCTCTATAATATTCCTTTAATAAATCTAATAGTTTACTATTTACTACATTGTTGACAACTTGAATAGGTAACTTATCATCAAGTTGATAATCTTTATAAAGATTGTCTTTATTTAAAACATCACCTAGAGATCGTATTTCATTATATTGAGAGATATAATTCTTAAAACTATCAAAATCACCTTTAAAATTATATTTAAAACTATCTATTCCACTCCATGTTCTTTTGATAGTTCCATTTTTGAATCCGTCAAAAACTTTATTTAAAGTTTCACCAAAATTTTCAATTTCTGTAATTTCTAGTTCTAAATTGTCTTTATATGTATCGTTTATCAAAAAATCACCAGATTTAGATTTTGCTCTTACATATATATTAGCTATGTATCCGGTATCAGAAAGAGATGATATAGTTCTTTCAAGATCTTTATCTCTGTTTAAAGTTGTATCTACTACGTTGTTATAAACCAGGAAATCTCCTGATTTGAAACTGTAATTAGTTTTTAATGATGGAAAACTAACTTTTAAATTATCACTTAAAAATAATGAAATAGTAAAAATTCTTTGACCCAATTTTGCTGTATACTCTTTTCCTTTTTCAGAATTTAAGTCGTAAGCATTAAAATGTTTATTATGAATTTTATTTTCTTTATATTCTACTACATTAATGTTTTCAAAAAACTTTTTATCAATATTAGTTGTTTTCTCTATTTTACTAACTAATTCATTCATATCAGATAATTTTACCCATGAGTCTCTTCTAGATCTAGTATTAAAGTTACACTTACTAATCATATCATTACTTGTTTCTTGTGTAAAGTAATTATTAATTTTAAAAATATCTTTACTTGAATGTAATCTTTCAGAATTATCTACGTTTAAAGTAACATTAGAAACTACTTCTGTTTCACCTTTATTGTTGTCTAGTTCTTTTTTTTCAGTTACTTCATCACTAACATTATAATAACCAGGGTTAAAATCTTTATACAACATTTTACTATTACATTCTTTAAACCATAAATTAAAAGCGAATTTTTCACCTTCTTCTACAGGAAGTCCGGCATGTTCAGATAATTCATGTCTTGTATGATCTACATCACTAACTGTGTTATGAAACACTAATAATTTACCTTTTTTAGCAGGAACGGTTATATTTAATTTTGTCATTTTAGTACCACCTCCTTTTGTTACATCATTGAGATAACATAAAGCTGTTTTCATTCTAGCTCCACCCAATTTCATACATCTGTGGGTTTTTTCTGAACCATCATGAAGCCAACTATCATAATGTTGTCTATATTCTTGTGTAATACCATAGTAAATTACTTGAAAAGCCTCAGCATTTTTTAAAGGCATACCAAGGATGTTAGCAATTCTCTCACCAACTTTTTTTGTTATCTCATCATGATCATGTTGAATCCAAGTATTAGATCCTGTTCTACCAGCAGAAACAACACCATTATTATTTTCACTTACTAAAGCCCTTTTTAAAGATTGTCTAGAAATATCTATAAAATGTTGACATTCTTCATCAGTTAAAACATTATTATAAGTTGCTACGTAAGGATCTTTTACAAGAACATTTACTTTATCACTTTCATAAGAATTAGTACTTACAAACTCCATTATGAATTAATATAAATTGTATTATTTATATTAATATAATTTTAATGATTATAACTAAACATTAATTAGTTTAATAGGAACACATTTCATACTATCTATTTTTTTATTTAATTCATCTTTATTCTTCCAATCATAAGAACACTCATGACCTCCTTTATCAGTTATGTCAGGAGATCTATGTTTTGCACAATAAATTTTACCACATTTACAAGCCCAATCAGTTAATTTTAATTTAACTCTACAATCAAGATGAGCACACCTAGGTGTTTTTTCCTTTTTTTTCTTTTTTTTTTCTTTCTTCAGTTCGTGATTGGAATCTGACATTGTATATATTATATATGAATATTTAAATAGATTGGTTGGAAGGATCAATTTTCTCAGAATCAACAGTAACTTCAATACTTTCAATCTCTTCAACATTTAGCTCTACATTATCAAAAGCTACTTCTTTTTCTTGGCTTGCACCCTCATCTGTTACAGTATGAGAATCAGTCCTTGTCAACTCTACTGGAGGACTTGTTAATTGAGATAAACCGTGATCGCTAGGACCAATAACAACATTCTCACTTTCAAAAAGTTCTTTTCTAATATCAGCTACAGAAATATCATTGTTTGCTCCACTTGAATCAATAGAGTACAAGTTACCTTCTTCATCAATATTCTGGGTAAGTTTATTACCAGTTTCAGAAGCAAGCTTCTTATTTTTCTCAATAGCAGTTTCTTTAGCTTCACGGACACGCTTATCAAATTCTTGTTTTGCCTTGGCCTCATTGGTTTTCTTTTCCTGCATAAGTTGATTAAGTTCATCTTCTAAGTATTCAACTCTACCAGTCTTGTACGCCTCCGGATCCCAAGGCATCCACATACCAACAGGACCTACATAAACATCATGATGTGGATCTACTTCTCTCAATAATTTACATCGCATTTCTGCTTCTTGTTGAGTTGGATATACACCACGTACCTTGAGACCTCTAGTAGAAGTTTGATAAGCAATCGTTTCAGAGAACTTACTCTCTAGTTTTTCTTCATTTCTGTCAACAAAGTTCTTGTATTCATCTAGAATAGTTGTATTGATAAGATTATCACGTTCAGATTTAATAAATTCTTGTAAATCAGTAGTTAACTTTTCAAACTCAATGTTGTATTTATAACCAATAAAATTTAGAAACTGAGTGTATTTCTCTGTAGCTTTAGTAAATTCCCAATCCTTTAGGAATTCCTCAAAAAAGAAATTCTTTTTTTCTTTAAGAATGTTTTCGGGTGAAACAAATGAAACACACACAAATTTTTGGTTAGCTAGTGGTCTATCTTCATCAAGTAAATCAACATATTTAGGATTTGCTGATCCATCAGGTTTAGTCTTTCTTTCAAAACTCATTATATTTAAGAGTCCATATTTATATTTAAGTTTTTTAACGTATAATATTTTTTTTCTATAATAATTATATAATATGTTTGATCTAGGCGAACTCGTAAAACGTGCCATTAAATACTTAGTGGAAGGATTGATGGTAGCTTTAGCTGCTTATGCAATCCCTAAGAAATCTCTTCAATTGGACGAAGTATGCTTAATTGCTTTGACTGCTGCTGCTACATTCTCAATCTTGGACACCTATGTACCAAGCATGGCTCAGCCAGCACGATCTGGAGCAGGTTTCGGTATCGGTGCAAACCTTGTTGGTTTCCCAAGAATGTAATTAAATAATAAATTTATGATAAATTAACATATATTAATTTATCATATTAAGTTAAATGAGTAATTTTTCTATTAATAAAGTTAAACAAGTTGATAAAGATTTTTTCAAGTTTTTGAGAGATTCAACTCAATTTATGATTGATTATGATAATCTATTAATTGGTCTTAGAGATTTAAATAAAAACCATAAATCTAAAAGAGTCGTTTTTGTTAATTCAAAATGTTCTGATAAAGGATATGTTTGTCTAAACTGTAAAGATGATGAATTTGAGAATATTCTTAAAAAAGTAGAAGATACAATTAAACTTCATGAATATAGAATGAGGGAATCAAAAAAAATTCTCTCAGAATTTAAAAAATAAGTTACTTTAATCCAGATCTCATTACATCAGGTACACCGTTCTTCCCTTTTACCACAGGTCTATGTTGAGGTGGTATTACATTCTCACCATTGACCAATCTTTGTCTAGCCTCCCATACTTCTTTATAAACAACTTCAATATGTTCATAGTATTGTTTAAAGAAATCTCTTAAAAAGTCAGCATAATCCTTGCAATTTTTATAGTCTTCTGTCCATTGTTTTGTAACACGGTCATGATATGGAGACTGAAATTGTTGTATCCATTTAATTAGTCCCCCTACAATATACGGCATTGTCTCAATATTGATTTCTTCATAAATAATTTCTTCTCTGATTTTTTCGTGTAATTGAGTTCTAGTTGGTACAAATTTACATAATCCATCTACTAACTCATTTACGCATTTTTTTATATGATCTGTTTTCGGAGGACTTTGTTTGAAATCTTCATGTAATTTATCAAAAAAGGCTTTTTTCATTTGGGTACCAAATTTTTCACAAACTTCATTTATTTCATTTTTCATTTTGTCTTGTAATTCTTTTACTTTTCTCTCAAGCTCTTCTTCACTATTGCTCATTATACTTTTAACTTACAGAAATTTAAAGTATAATCTAACGAATTAACATATAACACAACATTTTTTATCTTGTCTTACATAGTTACGTGTGAATACAGTATCTACTTGAGTACTTGAATAATTATCATCACTAAATTTATGCGATTCATTAGCAGCACATTCAAATATTTCGTAAATATTTTTACCCGTTTTACATGAAGCTTGATAATAATGAATTCTACCGTTATTGTCATTTAAATAATCTGCTACATCAACTTCTTTTATAGTAGGATCTTCTAAAAGATCGTACTTATTTCCTACTAAAATAATTACGACATTTGGTTTCCCGCACCTTCTTAATTCTTCTACCCAAAATTTTGCACCTTTGAAAGATTCTTCATTAGTAACGTCATATACTATTATTGCTGCTGTTGCTCCTCTATAATACATCGGTGCTAGAGCCTTATATCTTTCTTGACCAGCTGTATCCCAAATTTCTAATCTATGCGAAATATCACCAGATTCTATTGTTTTTGTTTGGAAAGCCGCTCCTATTGTAGGTTCATTGAAATTATCAAAAGTATTATTTACTAATCTCGCACATAAACTTGTTTTTCCTACTGCTGTATCACCTAATAAAACAATTTTTTTACTAAACACTTTGCTCATCTTTATATTAATAAATGAAAATATAATATTTCACTAGTTAAATATTTTTACAACTCTAATATATAAATGATTCATTTAATTACATACGGTAATAAAAAGTTCTCTGATTCAAAAAAAAGATTATGCAATGAAGCAAAGGCAACTAATTGGTTTGATACTATAACAGTATATGGTCCAGAGGATTTAGACGATGAATTTACTTTAAAGTTTAAAAACATATTAGAACAACCTCGTGGTGGCGGTTACTGGATATGGAAATCTTATATAATTAAAAAAAAACTTTATGAAATAAATGATAGCGACATATTAATATATTTAGATGCAGGATGCTCAATAAATCCTCAAGGTAAAGATAGATTTAATGAATATGTTGAAATGTTAAATAATAGTGATGAAGGTATTATTTCTTTCCAAATGCCTCGTCTTATTGAAAAAACATATACAACAAACGAAATATTAAATTATTTTAATATTGATATTAATAGTGAAATAGCAAATAGTGGTCAGATTATTGGTGGAATAAGAATAATGAAAAAAAATAAAAATTTAATTAATTTAATTAATTTAGAAAGTAAGACTTTATACGATAATCCACTATTATTTACAGACCATTATAATAACAATCAAGAATCTTATTTTAAGGATAATAGACATGAACAAAGTATATTTAGTGTTATAAGAAAAATGTATAACCCAATATTATTAACAGATGAAACATATTTTTTACCTTTTGGAAATGATAACTCATTAAAATATCCATTTTGGGCAACAAGAAAATGAAAATGAAGACGCAGTTTTTTACAATAATATAATAATAGTATATTATTATAACATTTTTAATACATGATTTTTATTATTATGACATTTTTTTAAAAATTTAATGAATCCTCCTGCTGAATTAGATAAAATAGTCTTACTATTTGTAGCTATAAATATATCTGTAAATAAGTCCACTATTTTCTGAGCAGGTGATACATCATTAGTTGTATGTAAAGATCTATATTTACCTTCAGGAAATGTAGTAAAACAAAATACTTTTGGACATTCTGATTTAAAAAATTCTAAAACAACTCTACTATCTGTGCAGATATATACTGAATCAAAATTATCTATCATTTTTTTATTAGTTTCGTATAATTTTTTGTAATTAGATTGTAAGTCTGTATTTCTAACTTGAATACAGAGGTAATTATCTTTTAATAGTGACATTTTTTTATTAATTATATTTTTTATATTATCATGTAATATTAGATATTTAAAAAAATTATATCCATCTCCTCCACCACAACATGAATGTAAAATAATATTTTCATCAACATAATTTGGTAAATCTAATGATGTATTTTTATATGTAAAGACACCAGAATTATTAAATTTATACCTAAATTTAATTTCATTGGTATCAAATAAATCTATTAGATTAAAATCTAAATTACTTGGATGAACACTCGTAAGATTTCTATTTTCAAGATCAAGTAAAATATTTTTAATTTCATCACTATTATAAATTATATTACAGTCTATTTTTTCAATATTGAAATATTCTGAAAAATTAATTTTATAAAAACTGTTTGTCATGTCAAGAAGTAAAGTTCTTTTCTTTAGTTTACAATAAGATATTACTCTATTAATATTCGCAAAACAATCATTAATACCGCCTTGTGGTATAAATAATACATATTTTTCCATAATATATATAACATATAATATAATTATAGTCAAATAATATCACCATCAGATATCATTATATACCTAATAAAATTGAAACTAGATTACAATTTTATTATAAATTAATATGCAACAAGTAAACAACATGTCTTATGAACACCCCGGATTTGAATTATGGCAGGCTAGAATGAATAGTATGGTAGTACATACCTGCTTTAATAATAAAAGTTATTTCGGTTTTAAAGCTAATGCTTTGAAAAGTGGAATTTGTA